GATCCCAAGGTTTGTTTACTTTTTTCCCTTCACCCCCCCCCCCCGCCACTACGGCGGTGACAGGTCTTCTCTCCCCTGTATCAAGGGCAGGGTCATATGTTTTTACTTTGCCCTTTTTCTTCTTATTTTTTGCCATTACCAAGCTCCTTTTCCAAATCTTGAACGTCTCCTGAGGACACTTTTATATTCTGTCTTTCCAGCAGTAGCCCTGATCATCTGTGCCAGGGATACTGCCATCTGGAGACCATCCGGGGCATCATCGTTCTTCCCCATCGGGAACTCTGTAAGCTGCTTCAACAGTTCCTTGTCCTTATGCCGGAACTTCAGCCATTTATTCTTGATAAAGGGCTGTAAGCTCCTGATACGGACTACCTTGTTCACGCTGGAATGTATCTCTTCTATCGGGATGTATTCCCCTGCTTCCAATACCTTGGCAGCCATTACCTCTTTAAAGAAATACTGGAACTGCACAGTCTCGACTCCGAACTTATAATATCCCTTACTGATATCCCGCTTATGCCTGCGGTGTGTCTCAATCACATCATCTATGATGACATCCGGCTTTCGTTTCTCCACTGATGTATCATAGACATACATGTATCCGGTATTCAGGTCCAGTGCCAGGTCAATGATTGATGAAGTATCTGACTTCTTATTTTTCCCAAGTGATGGGTCATTCGCCCCTACGATCACAAAATTGGGCTTACTGAAATCCAGCTCCGGTCCATCATCGTAAAAATCAAACCATTCTTCATTGAAATCTGCATTCTCAGGATCAATGGGATTGTTCTGCATTTCTGAGTTAAAAGCTGCTATCCCTTCTGTGATCCGCATCTTCATCAGCTCTACATATGACCATTTTTCCAGCCACAGTACTTGTGTACCCTCAAGCATTTCTGCCTCATGCGCTTTATAAAAGGTCTCTGCATTCTCCTTGTGCTTCTCATCAAAAAGGTTCGTATAAATAGCTTCCCATTGCTCCCACAGTTCCTTATTGTCTGCTTCTGAGATCAGTGCCTGATATGTCCTTGTCTCATATTCAGCGTTCTTCAGGACATTGGATAGCAGCGAATCATAGTGCAGGATTGTACCGATGTACATGATATCCGTGTATGTATCACCCGACTTGGAAACTGCCTTATAGAACCAGCTGCTGAGCTTCCTGCGTTGCTCCGGAGTCTGTACGTTCTCATCATTCTCAATATCATCCAGAACGATGAGGTCAGGTCTCCATGCCCTGTGTCTTCGTCCTCTGACCTTCTTGCCGGAGCCAAGGGCTTCCAGCTTCACATCAGACTGTGTGATCAGGACACTGCTTCTCCATGCCTTATCACCTTTCAGCTCCCCGAAATCCTGAATGATGTTATAGTTATCTTCCAGTTCCGTCTTGATATCATCCAGGAATCCTTCTGCCTGTTCTGATGAATCAGAAATGATCATGATATAATGCTTGTATTTATACAGGGTCGCATGCAGTGTATCCTTGAATGTAAAGTTCGTGGACTTGGCATGTCCTCTGGGTGCTGCTATAGCGCTGTGGCTGCCGTTCTTTTTATCTATTTCCTTATAATCCATATAAGGATCCAGCCCCTTCATGACACCCTTGCACCATGTATCATCCAGCTCCTCATGGAATGCCGGCGATTCCCTTTTGAAGAAGTGCTGCAGATATGCCCTGCCAAAATAGGACAGGTCAAAAGCCGCTAACTGCCTGCGCAGACCTTTCTCTCCAAATAACCTGGATGGATCCTGTCTGTACTGTCTCGCCAGTTCCATTCTTTTTGCATGGAATTTGTCATTTTTCCTGAGAACATACTTCATAAAAAGTTCGTGCTGATACTTCTCATTATCCTTGATCTCCGTATCGTCCTCTTCTCCCAGGCGGTCAATCCAGTCATTAATATCTATCATTCTGCCATCATCCTTGCCCTTGCCTTCTCTAATACCTCTTTCATCTGTGCTGCAGACTGTTCATCCTGCTTTATAATGGACATAATGTCGGATTCCATCTCCTGCAGTGCCAGGTCTGCCTTCTTCTGCATATCCTGCCTTACCTTATCCTTATAGGTCTTTGTCCTTGCAAGCGATGCTACCAGGCGTCCTGCCTTATCAAGCGGCATCGTATCAAACTCTTCTTCCGCAGTTGCCAGTCTGTCGATCAAGCCGGCTGTCAGTATCTTCATTGCAGGCTCCGTAAAATCTGCATCCGGATTGTTCCGGATATAAGATACCAGTTTTTCCGTCTGGTCCTGTGCCTGCTTCAATCTGTTAAAAGCAGCCTCACTCTTCTTGGCATACCGGCACAGGGATGACCGGGATATACTGTAACCATTTTCTTTAATGTACTTACAGATACTGTCATATGTATTTCTGTAATCACCAAGCATACAGTCTACTTCCAGCTTCAGGTCAGCAGGAAGCTGCTCCACTGATGAATTTGTCCTTGTCCTGTTCCTCTGCTTACCCATATCAGATCTCCACGCCGGGGTCAGTGATCGTACCTTCTGCCAGGTTGATGCCCTTATTGGTCAGCTTGATGATCGCATCATCTGCATACGAGGTATACGCCTTGATCTTCTTGTCTGCGAACTCCACATAGCCGCCATTTACCAGATAATCCACATATTTGCCAATGTCAGGACTCATTATCATGCCCTGTACGAATAGTGCATTGGAGATATGCTTGGTAATTGCGCTGTTATTGCTGCCCTTTACAAGGCACCTTACAATATATCCACGGATGGATTTATTCTGCTGGACTTCCTGCAATTCTCTCTCATTCAGTGCCATTGTTCTTTCTCCTGTCCCCATCTGTTACTATCAACAGAATCTTGTCTACTTTACTGTTTGTGTCCTTAATGTTCTCTTCCATACTGTTCATATAACGGAAGAAATCCTCCCGGAGGACAAAGGTCGTGGCGAAATCACCCTTTATGTCGTTCAGGTTCTGCCTAAGCTCCGTGATATCCGCATTGGTCTTATCCTCCAGCTTGTTGATCCTCTCATTTACCTTGTCATGGTTCTTCTGGATATCCTGCTGCAAGTCACTCTTTATCGCTTCAATCCTAGTACTGTTACCAGCTATCCCATTATTGATCTGGTTGAAAGAATGCTTGATCAGGAATACCAGGACCGCCCCGCATATGCTGAGTACAGTGACCAGTGTTATAAACTGTTCCGTCCCCAGATAAATTGCCCCACTGTTCATACGCTATTTCCTTTCATCAGGACCGGGGACAAATCTCTTCCAGATAGAATACAGGGCTTCCCATCCGTTGATGCTTAAATACCCAACGATAAAAGCAGAAAATAAAGCACCGACCATATACCACCATACGAAAGCTGTATGTGATGCATTCAGATACAGCACCATCGCACCTGCCACCACCACAATTGATATCATCAATGCGGTAAGCTTAGTGGGAACCTTTTTTATCACCCACAAATCCTTTATCATTTCTGTTATAATCATTACGATTGCTGCCAAAATGCCGATAACAGAAAGAAAATCCAACGTGTACCCAAGTAATGTTACTGTCATGATATTGTCCTCCAATCCTTTTTTCACAAATCAGCCTTATCTCCACCACGTTCCAACCGCGCATCCATGACGTCCTGATATACGCACAGCTCTGTAAGCCTCCAGCCGCATATTATATTCTTTTTACTGTCTTACCCTGACCTTTACGTATCAGGTCTTCTGTGGCTGCTCTCTTCCAGGGTGGTTGGAACAAAATAAGAGCATGACTTATGTCATGCTCTAAGGTTACTACAGTTCCTATTAAGTTTTTAGTGTAAGCATTTTAGGAAGATAAATACCGGGAAAACTACAGTTTTTCAAGGATTGTAACCATTGCAGCGTCTACGATTCCTGTCTGTTCCATTCCCAGTCTTCGCTGTACTTCCTTACATGCCGTATCACTGTCTGCTCCAAATAATCCATCAATCTGTGTACTGTCCGGAAGTCCTTTCCCATCCAGATATACACCGCATCTCCATAAATGCCACTGTATCCATTTCACGTCATCCCCACGCTGCAGGTAACGCCCTTTTTTATAAAAGACTGTACGTGCAGGCTTCGGATATGGATTATCGGATGCTTTTACTGTCCCGGTATTAGTCTGTACATTATCCAGGATATTCACTGCCTGTTTTCTCCGGATGTCAAAATATCCCCTGTCCAGGTCAATGTATTTGCTCGCCACCCCGTATGTGCTCCCTGTTCCACTGGATGTATGCTGCCAGATATAAGGGTGTCCGTCCTTGCCCTTCCCTGCATATGTCCCCATATCGTTGGAATACTTGGCAAACCATAACGGATATGCACGTACCAGTACAGGATCAAATTTGTTCTTTACATAGTCCTGGTTCGCATAGATACCTGCCTGATATCCTGCCTTCTCCAGTGTCTGCTGGAATGTCTTTACCAGACTGCTCCTTTTCGCATTGGACATGTATCCGGCTTTCCTGTCAGAGTCATATTCCAGGTCACACCATACGCCACAGGTTATATATTCCTTATATGGGGCGATCGCCTCTATACATGCATAAGCGTTTTGCTCTGATTCCTGTGTATTGCTTGCATAGATAAACCAGTACACACCTACACATATCCCTGCCGCCAATGCCCCGGCAATATAGCTTACAAAATACTTGTCCACCTTAGTTCCATAGCCGACGCGGATAATGATGAACCGGATACCTGCCTTATACATCTTTGCAAAATCTACATTCCCCTGCCAGTAGGAGATATCGCATCCTCTTATCACTTTCATGTTATTCATTGTCATTACAGTACTCATGATCCGAATTCCCCCCATTCTTTTCTTCTGGCTGTAATCTCCTGTGCATTTTCCTGTTTAAATGCCTCCAGTTCATCCAGTTCCATGTCTGCAAAATTTGCAATGTCTTCATCGCTCATCCCGGCGGCTACTGCCTTTATCACTTCACACTTCGTATCTCTATCCATATTTCATCCCTCTTAAATCACATCTACATCTGCCTCTTTACCAAATGTAAAAAGGTCCATCTGACCTCCCTGAGGCAGTCCCTTAATGATATTCAGTATCTGGGGCAGGGTAAGGTTATACCTTGCCGCCAGCTCCTTGGCATTATAGCCATTGTATTCCTTCCTGATCCTCCGGTTACGTGCCGGTGCCAGTATGCTCTCGACCTTAGGGAAATACAGCTCATCCCCTTTGGCATAATCAGACAGCCTTATGTAATTCTCCACGCCGACTATCTCTACGATCGCCCTGTATCGGTCCGGGATATCCGGAAGTTTTGTATCTGCAATCAGTTCCTTTATCAATTCCGGACTCATACCGTCAGCCTCCTAATACTTAATACATGCATCCAGTGAAATCCACGTTCCTGCCGGATACGCCACCCTGCCATAACCATTCTTTACTTCCAGGATATCAAACAACCTGGTTCCTTCCTGGTCTGCAATCCCGAACAGGTTACTGTTATCAATCTTAAATTCCGGGCTTGTCCTGAGCGCCACCTTCTTGTCCTTGATCCGCACCCTGAAACATACTTTCTCCTGTTCCGGCTGCGTCTCTGGTTCTGATGCCTGTTTCGGTTCAGGCTGTGTCTCTGGTTCAGGAATCTGCTCCGATTCCGACTGGATCCCTGATTCAGGAGCTGTCTCCGGTTCTGACTGAACTTCCTGTTCTTTAAGTTCCTTTGTTTCCTCTGTTTCTTTCTTCTTAGGCATTTCTATTCCTCCTCCACATCACTTGCATCTATAGTTATCTTGGTACTTACCTCTACGATCATGCACTTACGGATTTCTTCGATCTGTGCATCCAGTCCTTCATCAGGCAGGAATACCCTTATCAGTTCACCATTCTTGATCCTGTAAATGTACAGCAGCTCCTCTTCGTATGTATCCTTGCCAAACATGGATTCCAATAGTTTCCTGTCCTTAACATATTCACCAGATAACTTCCTGAGCAGCACCTTCTTCTGTTTTGCATCTACCTCATGGGGGAATAATCCGGGATCTGACAGGTACTCGTCCAGCGTCATTTCAAAGGAATACTCGCCCTTGAATATCGCTTTCAGTGCCTGTTCCAGCTTCTTGTCATATTCATATTTTACCGTAGGTGTCACCTTGACGAACTTCTCATACACGCCCTCAGGGAGCAGCCCCTTCAGCCTCAGGTCATCCCCGATGGTCAGTGTCTCCGCATCAGTCACGGCGCAGCTTCCATTATTCCCATAATATTTGACAAAACGTGTATTGGTGTTGTCCATCAATACTGCCCCACGTCCCATGATCTCATTCTTATATTCTGTCACTTCCTTTACCAGCTGCAGCCGCTCACTATCCTTCCTGATCAGCTCCGTCACCAGCTGGCTGTTGCTCATCTCCTTCAGTTCCATCTGTAGGCTCCTCCTTTCCCATCAGCTTCCACCAACAGGGCAGACACATCCTGACTCCCCTGCGTATTGCCACATTCTCCGTACCTTTGCAGAACACACATCTTGGTTCACATTTTGATAACAAAATGTCTCCGTTCTTCTGCACCTGGATCTCCATTGCATCCCTGTGTGAGATGCCAAGGCTTGCCCGGATCTTAGCCGGGATGGTAATGCTGCCATTACCCTGCACAATCTTATACATATAAGCTCCTCCTTCCTTAATGTGCTGAATGTGGCACAAGCACTTTGTCAGCTAAGTGCCTGTGCATTATAAAAAGAGTTGAGGGGGGTGTGGCTTGCGCCACATTCAACACACAAGTTCATTTTTAGATTCTTAATTTACATACTATTCTATTTATGTTATACTTATTTCGCTGTGGTGGAATTGGCAGACACGCTCGGTTGCCAACCGAGTGAATTTTTAATTCATGCGGGTTCAAGTCCCGTCAGCCCCATACCGAGTATGCTTGCATACTCGGTTTCATTTTTAATTTAGAAGCAACCTCTCCAGCTCATCGAAATCATAATCCTGCTTCTCTTTCATTCCAAAAGAATTCTTAGGCTTTACACCTGACAGCTTTCTCTTCTGCAGGTTCCTCATGATCCCAATGGTATAGGTCTCCTTATATTCAGGATACCTGTTAATATGTATCTGTAAGGCTTCCTTTACAACATCCTCATCATAAGCCTTCCATTGCGTCTCAACCCGTTCCCTAACGGATGGGCTTATCTTACCGGACTTTCTTGTCCTGCTTATAACTTTCCAGTAATTCTCCCTTAACTTATCCATCTATACCGTCCCTTTCTTTTGCGGGTTCATTTCAGAACCCGCACTGACAGATTCTATAATCTGTCGATTTATGTTATAATCTCCTTATATCAGTTGACCGCTGAAACACTATTAAGGAGGTATAACCTATGTCATATAATTCTGATCTGCAAGATGCCATAAACAAAATAAATAGCATAACATCTAATATGAACCTAATAAGCGCACTAGAAGAATATGAAAGGATCTACAAACCTATCACGCAAGCCGCAGGTATGCAGGAATTAATAAACCAAGCAACATCTATCAGTGCCATTGCCATGCATGCAAACCAAACATCTGTCTATAATTTGATTGCTACATCTAATTCTGCATTGGCTCTAGCTGCATCTATACAAGATTCTGCATTATCCAAAATATCTTTCCCATCAGCTACACTAAATGCAGTAGAAGCTTTGCAAACAATAACTTCAAACATTTCTTTTGATGAGAATGTTGTAAGAATGTCTACTGATGCTCAACGATTCCTCGATTCCATGCCATTATCTTATGATAAACCTTAATCCGTGAAACTTGATAACCTTATTTCGGGCGTATACCCTATAAATGCTGGGTGTAACACGGTTTCAT